TCAGTGTTTCAGCAACATTAGGTGGAACAGCATTAGCATTGACAACAACAACTGTTGTATCAACTGCTAACATTGAAAAATTAACATTAGGCGCAGTATCAACATTTACTAAATCAGCCTATTCTGGTATTGTAGGAGCCGCTGATGAAGCAGTTTACATCTTACGTCAAAAAGGTAAGAGAAAATACTTAGTAAGCAACGGACCAGAAACAAGACAAGGTATCTGTACTTTAGTTAATAAAGCACAAGCAGATTTACTTGCTGGTGAGATGAGCATACAAGGTACATATGACAATGCGGCAACTACTTACATTGAGTCTATCTCTGATGTTAATGGTTTACCATTCGATAACGATAGTGGTTCACCTCTTACTCAGGCTGATCAGACTGGAATGCAGGCAACGTTTGAAACAATCGCTGGTACTCCACTAGCTGGTTCAGTCAAGCCAGTTATCAAACTTCCTTCAGCATAAGGGAACAGGTAACTTAAATGGCTCAATCTCAAGCACAGAAACAACTACTGAAGTACGATGCTGATATAGCCGTACTTCAAGTAGAGTTTAAGAACTTAGATTCTAAGTTTGATGCATCTTTGGCCGACGTTAAGGCTGATGTTAAAGAAGTATCAGAAAAATTAGACAAGCACAATGAAGGTACACATAGTTTATTGAGAGAATTTCAAGCAACTAATGTGAGTCAACACTACGAGATGGCTGCCAAAATAGCAGGATTAGAAAAGTGGAGATGGATGCTGATTGGTGCAGGTTGTGTTCTTGGTGGCTTAGGCTACTCAGGCATAGAGTCTTTCATGGCACACTAACAAACAGTAAAATGTTTAAGAGAGGGACTTAGTCCCTTTCTTTTTGCTTGTGATTCCAGTCTTCAGAAAACAAGCAGAAACGATCTTGGCCATCAGGTGTAAGATATGTAAATTGCATTGCTAATATCTGCGTAATCTCACCTTCATTAACTCTGTTAAATGATGGTTCTCTGTGTATGATGTAATCACCAATTTCAGGTTTGTTTTTATTCTTTTTTTGCTTATTCTTCATAAATTAGTTAACATTTCAGTTAAGATCCATGGCATTACTTCAGACTTCACAGAATCGATTACCGCATCATATGAGTCATAGGCAATGTTTGTGTTAGTAAACGTACTTAAGTCTCTTAAAACGTCTGTACTGCGGTTTAAGACGGCATCTAACTCTATTTCGCAATAGGTTAAATCATGTGCGGAGTTTTCATCTAGTAATGTAGACAGAATACCATTATAAGGATAATAAACGCCAACATGTTCTAAACTTTTATTCACATGATGGTTCCATTCAATGGGAGTAATATCTGGTCTTGTTGTCGCATCGTTAATTTCTATTTTACCTAACCAACATTCTTTCCATCTTTCAAAGTCTTCGTCATTGTACCCAAGCCAACGTTTTGTCATTACGAATGGAAATCCTTCGAATCCATATGTAACAAAAACAATTTTATCAGTAATGCGAAGTGCGGGAGAAGACATATATGAAGCAGGAATGTCATTAGCATTTAATATATCTGCTACTATCTCTCCTAACGCTCCTTGAACAGAAATAACAGTAATCATAAATTAGTTAACAACTTCATTTTTTCTACAACAGAATCAATGTTAATAGTAGAGAACAATCCAGGATGTAATGGCTTAGGATAATTATTGTTTCCTACCCAAGCATATCCAGAATGTTCATGGTTTAACATAGGTACAAATTCTTCTTCTATTGTACAATGAAATGTATGATAAGCAAACGTATTATTAACAAATTTTTGAATAGGAACTAATTTAAAATCATCAGTCCAGAATTGAATTTCTTCATTACATTCTCTCTTTAATCCATCTAATAATGTTTCGTTCTTTTCAATCTTACCGCCTGGTATAGACCATGTAGGATTTTTATTCTCGTTTCTTAACAAGTAAAGATATCGTTGAGTAGATTTGCTGTAGAAAAAGATACCAGCAGATTGATTAATAATGATCATACAGTTATTTATTAGACAAACAAGTACCCTTTAAATAACTATACTGTAATCTCCTTCGCCATAGTAACCTTCGTATGACTTCATCCATTGTCCTTCTTGGGCTGGTTGATCAGGGTCAGCTGGAGTAGCAGACCATCTATATTGAATCTGTGTTGTCAAGTTAGTTGCGTATTCAACTTTATCTTCGTTCATACTTGCATCAAATGCGACAAACCATTTTGAAATATCAGGATTAAATTGTAAGATATCATTTGCGTTAGCAGTAACTACACTGTAAACTGTGCCTGTGCCAGAAGGCTGAACGGTATTCATCGTAAAGATTGTTCCTACATTGTTATCTACCGCACTGTATGACACAAAGTTAGTATCACCAGTACTCGCAATCATATACTTTTGACCAGAAATCATTTTACTAGCAACAATTGATTCAGGCAATACTGATTGGCCTGTTTGACTTCCTAAAATAGTACCCCATGATGCTGATTCAGACCCTACATTGTCTACTAGTAAGTATCTAATATTAGCAGTTGCTCCAGGTAGTCCAGAATTCGGTCCAGTAATCTGAGGATTAATCACACCAGTTACTGAATCTAATGTGTTGGCTGGTAAAGTGTCTGGGTCAACACTAAAAATAAGATAACGATCATCTAATGGATTAACTACGATTGTTCCTACGATTTCAGTATCCATATAAGGATTCTCTAGTGTCAATTGGCTTATCCCAGGTTGATATGCTCCGTACATGTTTAACAATGATGTCCAATATAAATCAGTATCAGGATTTACTGGAATATCTAAATCTGTATTCGGTGTATCTGCTGTAGTCGCATTTTGTGGTAATAACTGTATTGAATTGCCTATGTATAATAATTGATAACCATATGGTGAAAGTTTCTGTCTAGTGCCTAGTAGTAAATTATCGTCTTTCATATCTTCGAGTGTTTTCCCTTCGAAGATAGAAGTAATAACTTTATGAATGGCTCCATATTTTTTAAGTTTAGCCGATGTTGTTAACCATATAGGTAAATAAAATTTCCAACTCATCACATCGATTGGATTGCCTGTGCCCATAGGGATAGAACGAGATGAGAATGTTAATCCATCCTGATAGACAACTGTTAACGATGTCCAGTCTACAAAGTTATCTGTACTTTGGATTTCTAATGACGGATTAAACAATGTGCCTAATTGCTCTATTAATTCTAATTTTTGATTGTAGTTAGTTGTCCAAAGGTCTACTTGTATTCTTAATGTATAAGGAACTGGCATTAGTTTCTCAACAGTAAACGCCTGCCCCTGAGTAGTCTCATAAGAGGCGGTAGCACTATCGTAGTCTCTTTGTCGTACATTTTGCTTCTCAACGAAGAAGGGCTCCTGTGTGCGTCTCTGATCATATTCTAACCCGTTGATAAAATATGTCATCATTGGAGCAGACGGAATATTACTCGCAGAGTTATTTGCGATAATATTAGCCGCTTGTCTACTGGCGTCACCATATTGAACAGGGACACGAACTAAGATTGGATTACCATTAGGATCTTTTCCTTTAGTTACATACCAGTTACTAAAAATTTTAGAAAACTGTAAAAGAAATCTTCTTATCTGATTGTCATAAAAATATTGTGCCATTAGTTTTTAAGTCCCGTCACTTGGTGGGTTTGGATCTGGTGCTATGTCCAAGATACCAGAGATTCCTTGAGCAGATGATACATTTGCTCCATCTTGTTGAACATAAATCGTATCTTCATTATTAATAAATCCAGATTGTAATGATTCATCAGTCGCTGTAAAGCCAGTTGTTGTTCTGACATCTTCACTTACTCTTAACCAAAGTGTGCCTGACCAACGATATAAAACATTTGGTGAGTAATCAATTCTTAAGAAGTAATCTCCAACTTGAGGCCCTGAAGGGAATGATATACCTGCACCTGCTGGTAAACCATTTGGTGGAGTACCATCACCACTTAAGTAGCCTGTTGAATAACCAAAGTCTCTTGGAGTTGAACGAGCAATGTATTGAAAACGAGGATCACAGTCAGCCCGATAGTCCATAGTGTTAGGACCATATGGTTCTGTACCTGTAAACCCTGCTTGTTCTGGATCTTGGTCTGCTGTTGCGTAGGTGTTATCAGCCGTACCATATGGACCTGTTACTGGACCAGTAATTTGTACTGATAAAACTTTTGTTCCTTCTAGTGAACCTGAACTTGTTCCTGTAGGAGACATTTCTGGATTTTCAGTTATAACTGATAGATTTGCTTGTACAAATTTTTCAATCATTGATTCAAGGTCAATGTCTTTGTCTTTAATGTTAAATTGTATTACGTCTAAGACTTCTTTAGGTATTTTAATACCGGATGAGGCATATTTGTATTTGTCACTACGCATTGTAATAACTTGTCCAGTTCCACTAAGTGGAGAATTGCCTGGCATCCATGAACGAACATCTGTTGGCGGTGCTGGTTGATTGTACTTGTTAGACAAAACTCCATTTGATTCATAATCACCATAACCAGGTACTACATAAAGTTTAGACCTATCGTAACCTGCTTTAGGGACAATTCGTTCTGCTTCTTTTAGATTAGCATCATTAATACGAATATTTTCGTTGTATCGTCCGAGTACGTCTTTTAACGTGTCTGTTATATCTAATTCCCAATACAGATCAGGTGAAGTTGCGTTTGGTTTAGTGCCTTTAGGCACCTCTTGTAATGTTTTATAATTCTTATCACCAAATGAGACAACATACCCTGCTGGGTATGATTTATTTTTATCCCAGTCACCTAGATAATTATCTATGTCAGTTGGTTGTTCTAATATATCTGAAAATTCTTGGCTGTCTACTAGCATCTCACATTTAATACGCCAGAGATGAGGATACCAATCTGAGGCAAACCCGTCAGCCGAGTAATTAGCGTCTGTTACTTGGTAGAATCTTTTTAATGCTACAGGGAAGGTTTCTTTAAGAGGATTATAATCAAGCAAGTGAGGTAGTTCAATAACATCTCCTACCATCATCTTTCTTCCAAGAATATCAATCATGTCATTGTAATGAACTGTAACAAAAATAGTATCATTACTTAAGAATAAGCCGAACTGACTCAGATCAAAGTCTAAGTTTTGTACGTTATAATGCCCTCGTAATCGATATATATCTTTAGCATATTTTCGATCTCTGTTCTCTAAGAACAGCAAGTCTTGTATATTAGTTGGTTCTAATTTATCATACTGAGGTTGAGTGAAATCTATAGATTCGCCTTGATCTTCTGGTCCCAAATACTTATGAATATACATATCGGTACCACCAACTGTCAGTTGTTCAGAAATATTTCTGTCAAAAAAACGGTAGTCGTTTTGTTTTTCGGGACGATATAATGATAGTCTTGGCATACTTATATTTATCGTATAGGATTAATTGGGCAAATAAAAACTTGCTTTTGAAAAAGGAATACTATATACTCTTACACAAGTATCAAATACACAGCAAATAAGGGACAACATGGCTAAGCGAAAACAAAAAACAGTTTACTTTACTCCTGAACCCAAATGGGAAAAATTCAAAAATATTGTAGATCCTACAGAACAGTCCAAAGCATACCAAGACTGCCAGTACTTTATTCGTACTGAGATCAATGATAAAAAACGCATTGCGGTTACAAGAAAATGGGTTAAAGAAGAATCTGGTTGGACAGAAGAAGACATCGAAATCATTTTAAGAAATCCAGATTGGACTTTTGGTCCGTCTTCAAGTGCATTCTTTTTTAAAACAAAAGTAGGGTATGTACCTCAAGCAAACAAAGACCATGTTGAGAAACTTAAGCCAGATTGGTTAGAGGCAGGTAATAAAATTCTAAAAGAAAAAGAAGAAAAGATTAAAGACAAACCAAATCGTCCTTCTATACAAGATATCATGCGAGATAAGTTATTAGAAGCCGGCGGAGAAATTGATGGTGTTATGGATCAATGGTTCGAAGACGAGATAGTTATTGATATTAAATTTAATACTCGGATTATGCAAATATTAAACACATTTAATCCACTAGCAAATCATATTCCTCAATTAGTTGAAACTTATGAAAAAGAACAAAAAGAATTTAAAGAAGTATTAACAGGAAAAGACGAGCAGTTAGTTGAAGCATATAACCATTTTAGTAAAAAGAAACTTAAAGCAACTGTAGTTGCTTATGACACTGTTATTAGTTTGCTAAATTCTTATGCTACTCTAAAAATTCAATCTAGGGCTAAACGTAAGACTAAACCGATCTCTCCTGAGAAAGCAACGCAAAAGTTAAAGTATCAAAAAAGTTTTGAATGCGAAACAACTAAACTAAAGTTAGAAAGTGTTCGCCCGACAGAACTTCATCACTCAAAAGAAGCATGGGTGTATGACACAGCAAAACGTAAACTACATCACTACATCGCAGATGATTTAGGTGGTGAAATGTTTGTTAAGGGTAATACATTATTAGGATTTGACAAGGCAAAAAGTCAAATCAAAACATTACGTAAGCCACATGAGCAGATCAAAGAGATCATGGGAAGCAAGCCTGCCGCAAGAACCTATTTTGATAAGATCAAAGCGGTAGGTATTAAACCGACTGGTAGGTTCAATGATGCTCTTGTTATCTTAAAGGCATTCTAAAGAAGATAAATACTCGTAACAGGAATTTATTTTATGGCCGCAAACGAACTAGCAGTACCAAACAACCAGAACCTCGAACAATTGAAAGAGTCAATGTTCGACAACATCCGCTATAGGCTGGGTGATGGTATTGTGGACCTTGAATTAGATCCAGAGCATTATGAAGCCGCATATAATATTGCTGTCAAAGTATATAGACAACGAGCAGAAAACTCAGTACAAGAATCTTATACACTGCTGACAGTAGCAAAAGACCAAGATACTTATACATTGCCTGCTGAGTTTATTAATGTAAGACAAGTCTATAGACGAACAATCGGACTTGAAACAGGTCCAGGAGCATCGTCATTCGATCCATTTTCAAGTGCGATTCTAAACACTTACTTATTGAACTACAACTATGCTGGTGGTCTAGCAACGTATGACTTCTACGCAGGCTATGTAGAACTTGCCGCTAGAATGTTTGGTGGCTTTGTTATCTATACGTTCGATCCTGTGACTAAAACAATTAGATTCGTTAGAGACTTTAAAGGCTCTGGTGAACAAATTCTTATCTGGGCAGATGTAACACGTCCAGAAACTTCCCTGCTACAAGATCCAGGCATTTCTCCGTGGTTAGAAAACTATGTCTTAGCAACATGTACGATTACTATCGGACAAGCACGTGAGAAATTCTCAACTATTCAGGGACCAGGTGGCGGTACTGCTCTTAATGGTGCGGCTATGAAAGCAGAAGGACTTGCGGCACAAGAACAATGTCTCAAAGACCTCAGAGACTACGTTGATTACTCACAACCTCTTACTTGGATTCAAGGCTAACATCTAAATTGATTGACAGTATTCAGTTCACAGACAATATTTGGTATATCGGAGTTGAATGTGGAGAGATTCCATCTAAAAGACCTCCATTTCGAGGTCATATCAACACTGCTAATATTACAACTACTGACTTAGAAAATGTAGACCATTTGATTATAGGGTTTATGTTATACGAACCACAAATATGTGATGATTTTACAGATTGGGTGAAAGATACAGTAAACTATCTTCATCAAAGCAATATGTTCCCCAATCTAAAAAACATATATATATTGTATTCAAGTGTTATTGTTAATGTTGCAAAATTACCTGATCATTATATGATTTATGGTCATCAACCTCGATACTATATTTTACGATCTGATGGGACTGAAGAAAAATCTATTGGTTTAGATCCTAGTAGTAACTGGATAGATACCCTTGCTAATCCTAAAGCCATATGGTTAATAGGAGATGTGACAAATAGACCTCATAAATTACCGTTATTATATAAATTTGTAACTACTAATTCGTTAGACTCCTTAGATTATTCTTTAACATCTGTATTAAATGATTCAGCCATGGGTTTTATTTTCGATAAAAATTACCCTCAGCGATACGAGGGCCTAATTCGCACCTTTAAACAAGTACATGATATGGATATTGATTATGACCAGTTACTTGAAATATACAACTCACTTGTAAAGACACTGCCTGGAGATGAATGGAGTAATTTGATACAAGCAGGTAAACATTCGTTTGATCTTGCTAACTATGCTTTTCCAAAAGAATGGAATGATGCTACTCTAGCTATTATGCCAGAGACTTGGTTCGATCATCCAGATAAAAATACCAGACATTTTTGGGAAAGTAATACTTACCCAACAACAGAAAAAACATGGAAACCTATTGCCACCAAAAAACCGTTGTTAGGCATCAGTAAATTTGATCAACAAGAAAAAACATTAGAAAGTTTAGGATACCGAACTTTTAGAAAATACACTACACGCCCAGAGTTACTAGATAACGAACATGATATGAAAGTATATATTGATGTAGCCCACGAAAGAATAATGTCATTTCTTTCACAGTGTGAAAGTTACAAAGAAGGTATACAAGCAGACATAGAATATAACTACCAACACCATCAACGAGTGTTAAAGGATGAATGGGAATTGTTATATAAAAGTTGTCCACCTCTAAAACATGTTAATAAAATAAAATTCCTAAGGCTATTCACTGTCCCAAGAGAGTCAAATATAAATACATTCCCTATATCTGATTGGGTATTGTAAGACCCAAAAACACTTGACTTTCGTTCTCAAATCCTTTATAATGTATTATCTAACTAGAGGATTATCAGATGATTATAGGTATTACAGGACTTATCAGCAGTGGCAAAGACACAGCCGCCGATTATCTTATTCGATTTCATGGCTTTAAAAAACTCAGTTATGCAGGTACGTTAAAAGATTGTGTATCTGCTATCTTTGGCTGGGACAGAGAAATGCTAGAAGGTACGACTCAAAGCAGTAGAGAATGGCGAGAAGAAGTTGATGACTGGTGGGCAAAACGATTAAACATGCCTCACTTAACTCCTCGTTGGGTCTTACAGTATTGGGGAACTGAAGTAGGCAGACGGTCATTTCATAATGACATCTGGGTAGCATCAATTGAGAATCAACTACGACAGATCACAGATAATGTTGTGATAACTGATTGTCGATTTAAAAATGAAGTTGATGCAATCAAAAATGCAGGTGGAACCTCTATTAGAATTCAAAGAGGAGAACAGCCAACTTGGTTAGTAGATGCAGTAGATTATAATTACTATCAAAATCCACAAGCACTTGCACGATTAGTTGATAAAAATATACATGCTAGTGAATATAGCAGTGTAGGTTTAGATTACGATCATACAGTTTATAACGATAGTACAATCGATGAACTACACAAACAAATGGAGTTAATAGTCAACAGTTAAGTCACCTCTTTTCCAGTTAACTTCTTTTTTCTTTACAATTTCAACACAGTTCAAACAAACTGTCCGTAGATTAACAAAATCCACATTGGTTATATCTCCATCAATGTGGTATACGGTTGTTTGTGTAGAATACTGACTTTTGAATCCACACAAAAAACAATTTGTGTCTTTATTATATCCTGCTCTCTGCCATAAATAAACATGCGGTCTTTTGGGATTCTTTTTCTTGCACACATGACACATGCTTCTATAATGTCTTGTTCCATCCTTTACATAATTGATAGCACATGCATTTTTGTTACATTTATTGCATATTGGTCTAGTTAAACTCATACTAGTATTTATGAAAATGCCTTCGAAGGCATGTTAAACCGGTGTTTTTTTAAATACGTGATAAATAATAATATGAAAAAACAACCAGGGTGTAACCCTCAAAATCATACAAAAGGAAAATTATCATGGCATTAACATCACCAGGCGTAGAAGTAAGTATCGTTGACCAAAGTCAATATTTACCAGCCGCACCAGCATCAATCCCACTAGTTGTATTGGCAACTGCATCGAACAAAGCAGACCCAACTTCAACTGGTATAGCACAAGCAACAACACCAGCAAATGCTGGCAAGATGTACAGAATCACTTCTCAACGTGATCTTGTTACTTTATACGGCAATCCATTCTTTTATACTTCAGCGGCAGGAACTGCTCTGCAAGGATATGAATTAAATGAATATGGATTACTTGCGGCTTATTCAGCACTTGGTATTAGTAATCAAGTTTTCTGTTTAAGAGCAGACATTGATCTAGCAAGTTTAGTAGGATCAACAGGTCGTCCAACAGGAGCACCAACAAACGGCGCTTACTGGGTAGACACAACAAATTCAACTTGGGGAATTAACGAGTTTAATTCAACTACAGGAGCATTTACTTCTAAAGCACCAATTGTTATATCTGATGTAACATCATTAGTTGGTGGCGTAGCAGGTGGAGCACCATTACAATCAATCGGAACTATCGGTGATTACGCAGTAGTAGCGTTGTTCAATTACAATCAGCCTACTGCAACAACTGCACCACAGTACTACTACAAGGATGTTACCAATTCTTGGAGAGTAGTCGGATCAGCGGCATGGCAGAATGCATGGCCAACCCTTCAAGGTGCTACAGCTAACCCAACATTAACCGGCGGCGATTCTTTTAATATTATTTTAAGTGGATCAAGTAGTGCAACTATTACTATTGCTTCAGCACCAAACAACACATTAGCACAAGTTGTTTCTGATATTAATGCTCTAGGATTTGAATATCTTACTGCATCTGCATCAAACAGCAAGTTAACACTTTTCTCTGCACAAACAGGTGGCGATGACGCTCCGTATTTTATCAGACTTAACGGCGAAGTAGGTACTGTTCTTACTGATTTAGGTTTCCCTGAGGCAACTACAACTGGACTTCAACCACAATTAACATACGGCACATCTGCTCAACAGCCATTATGGCAAGAAGGACAAGCGGGTCCAAGACCAACTGGATCTGTTTGGATCAAAGTAGCAGGAACTGGCTTACAGCCTGTTGTATCTACATACAATAGCACTACAGCAAATTGGGTACCTAAAACACCAAGTTTTGCTACTAGTGACTGGGCTCAAATTTATGCGGCAGACTCAACTGGTGGTGGAGCAATCCCAGCTGGTTCAGTTTATGCACAATATGCATTTGATGGCAATAATTTTTCAGCAGGCCCAGTATACTTATACTATCGTTCTGCTACAGGCGCAACAACAATCACTGGTACTAACACAGCACCTGACTTCACATCAGGTCCATATGTTGGTAAAGTACAAATCACTTCACCAGGCGTTTCAACTTTAGCAGGTCCGTATACATTAAACTTAGCAGATGCAACAGATGCAACTGATTTTGTAACTGCATGGTCAGGAGCAGGTATTCCAAATACAACTGCTGTAGTTAATGATGACGGAACAATTACTTTATCACACACTAAAGGTGGTGTTATTGTATTAGATGACTATGATTCAGGAACAGGTGTTTCTCAAGGTTTATTTACAGAAGCAGGATTTATTTCAGGCACGACAACAGGTGTTAAAGATGGTCCTTTCAAAAATGACATAACATTCACACCGGCAACTACAGCATCAGCGGCAGGTTCTGGTTTTGTTCCAAGTGTTACAAATGACTATCAATACTATGACTTTAATCCAAGCACATTCTCAGTGGCTGGTACAGGATATGCAGTAGGCGAAACTGTTACTATCTTAGGTACTGCATTGGGCGGAGCAACTCCTGCTAACGATCTAGTACTTCGTATTAGTAATGTTACAGCTGGCGTCCCAACTGGAGTTACTTGGGTATCAGGTACAGGTGCATCAGCATATAAAGTACAGTTGTCTAACTGGCAAGCATTGTCAACAACTACTACAGGTGCTAATTCAATCGTGTCAAACGAAGGGGCTCCAACAGCGATCCCAACTAACTTGACTAACTGGTTCTATTCAGCAACTGATCAAGCAGATATTATGGTCAATACAACTACTGGTTGGAAAGGCTATAAGTCACAAGGATACGATTCAAATGGTTTACCTAGTCCAGCTGTCGCAAACGCAACTGATCCTAAGGGACCTCTCGTATCTGCTACTGCTCCGACTACACAGTCTGACTTAACAGCATTAGTATACGGTGATCTTTGGTTAGACACTACTGACTTAGAAAACTATCCAAATCTATACAGATGGCAGTCAGTCTCAGCAGTTGATCAGTGGGTCTTAGTAGATAACACAGATCAAACTTCACCACAAGGTGTTTTATTCGCTGACGCACGTTGGGCAACTAACGGAACAACTAATCCAGCAAATGATCCGATACCAAGTATTGTATCATTATTAACAAGTGCTTACTTAGACGTAGATGCTCCTTTAGCATCAACATCACCAGTTGGCATGTTGCTTTGGAATAGCAGACGTTCAGGCTACAATGTTAAACAGTACAGAGTTAACTACTTTAATGCTGACAGTTTCCCTTCCCCAGCAGTGCTTCCAGCACAGAAAGATGCATGGGTAACTGCTTCAGGATTACAAGCAGACGGTTCACCTTACACGGGTCGTAAGGCTCAAAGAGCAATGGTTGTACAATCATTAAAATCAGTAATCGATAGCAACACTGCTATTAGAGATGATGATAACTTCTTTAACTTACAAGCAACTCCAAACTATCCAGAACTACAACCTAACATGATTGCGTTGAACTCTGATAGAGGTGAGACTTCTTACATCGTTGGTGATACGCCAATGAGATTAAAAGATAGTGCAACTGACATTCAGGCATGGGCTACTAACACAGCAGGCGCTACTAGCACTGGAGAAGATGCACTTGTAACTAGAAATACTTACATGGGTCTATTCTATCCATCAGGTGTCACAAATGATTTATCAGGTGTTACTGTTGCTGTTCCTTCATCACACATGATGATCAGAACTATCTTACGTAACGATAATATTGCTTATCCTTGGTTAGCACCAGCTGGAACTAGACGTGGTGTCATCGACAATGCTTCAAGTATTGGTTACATAGATGCACAAACTGGTGAGTTTAACCCAATTAGAACACGTGTTGGTATTAGAGATGTGTTGTACACAAACTTTATTAACCCAATGGTATTCTTCACAGGTCAAGGCTTACTGAACTATGGTAATAAAACATCATTTAATTCAGCATCTGCTTTAGATAGAGTTAACGTTGCACGATTGATTGCTTACATACGTAGACAATTAATTATTTCTTCCAGACCGTTTGTCTTTGAACCAAATGATCCACAAACAAGAAAGTCTATCTCAGCAGTAGTAGAAACATTATTCCAAGATTTGATTTCAAAACGTGGATTGTATGACTACTCAGTAGTTTGTGATGATTCTAACAATACTCCAGCGAGAATTGATAGAAACGAACTTTGGATTGATATAGCAGTTGAGCCAGTCAAAGCGGCTGAATTTATATACATTCCAGTTAGAATCTTTAATACTGGTGAATTGTCAGGAACATAAGAAAAAGAATACATGAGCGGCGTGAAGTCGCTCATATTTTGATAAATAAAAGTAGACTATAAAATATAGTCACATTAATAGGAGATTAACATGGCAACAGCCTCAGATACATTAAGAAATCTTTCGGTACAAC